TACTGCTCATCAACAGTTAGCCTTGTACCATCGGAGAAGGTAACATCTAAGTATTCAGATCTTGGGTTACGCACCCTAGACAATACTAGAGCAGGATCAAAAATAGGTGTAATGCTAATAATTTGGTGAGTATTGATAAGGGTAGTCTCGTACCCTTTACCCTTCTGCTCTGACCACATAGGGATAAACCCTTCTGGGTTCTGGGAGAAGTTACTAGTGGCGAAGGCTATGGGTGGCACCACAATACCACATACTAATGCTAATTCACTTAATTTCATGATTCTTTGTTGGTTTTTTCAAAATCTAAGAGTAATACAACTCTATCTTGGTTACTAGCATTATAAGCTGAATGCCAAACAGTATCGTCAAAGACGAAGCACTTGCCCTCTTGCCAAGTCCACTCCTCGTCCCCTACCATTATAGCACAGGAGTCAGGAATTTTTAGAGAAAGATGGCATCTTAATACTTTCTTTGTAAATCCTGTGTGGGGCGAAATTTTAGTGTTTGCTCTCAAAATAGAGAAGCTGGCGGTCTTTAATCCTGGGAGATCACCTAACACACCCCAGGTTTTGGGGCAGCTACTACAGTTATCGAAGAAGATCTCACCAAAGAATAAGAATGGAAACACATCCCACTCCCCTTCATACAAATGAGTCTCAGGATAGGGAATTGCCCCAGATTTTAAATTCTGGTATTCGACAAGGATTTCTTCCCAGTTATCCTCAAGCTTTTTCGTAAATGGGTAGCAGGATGTATCGTAAAACATCTAAGATGGGTTATTGTTATTCACTAAAGCGTTCAAGTACCATTGTGCCTTCTTCAAGTCTTCGTCCCTCTTACCTTTATAATTACTCCGCAAAAGATATTTCATAGTTGAGCCTTGGAGATAACCTTCATACTGCTCACCAGTTAGCTTTGCTTCTATAACATTAATAGCCTCTATACCGTTATGAGTGTAGTGGTCTGGGTTATTTACCATATCAGGATCAATACTGCCCTCAGGGACAAAAGAACTCCTAGGGTTAGGCTCCTCAAGGTTACTCCTAGTTCCTTTAGCCCAAGGGTATCGGTCCAGGTAATCCTGGTAATAAGAATCAATCTCTTGATCATTTATCCGTCTATTGTTATCAGTCATATCAGTATCCATTCTAAAGTTTAAGTAATCGTTAAAGTATTGGTCCATTAGATGTCACCTCGCTCAAGTAAATCCCAGGTGGCTAAAGCAAGAGCTACAATCTGTCTAGATTGGATTGATCCTTCTGATTTAGCCGCATAAGTCTCTATGCTTAGAAGATACTCTTGGAGTTTCTTAGGTAAGAGTCCATCCTTTACTAGATCAGGTCGCATCTGTTTTGCGAGGTAAATAATATAGTAATCAATCACTCCCATAGCTTGGCATCCTGGCCTAGAAAGAAATCGTGCGCTCCGAAGCGAGGCTCATTAGCTTTCATATGCTCATTAGACTCTTGCGAGCGGTAAAACTCCATCATGTCTGGTTCACTTAGCTCACTCAATTCCTTTGCAGCCTTACGCTGCTCAGGGGAGAGGTTCCTATTACCCCGCTGTTTCATACACTTCTGTCGCTCAATTTTCATACCTCGCTCTTCCTGATCCCAATGGCTTTGATTGGGGGTCATTCGTTTACGCTCACTCTGCCTTCCTTTGTTGAAGGGCTTGGTAAAGCTAAGGATGGCGAGTGCAATGATTGCGAGCCACATAAAGTTCTTCTCTGTTAGTAAATTTTTCATATTAATTTTCTCCAATCTGGGATACATTTACCCCAGCTTTATCTAGTAAGGCTAACCCATCTTTTCTATAGGTATCTTTATAAACCAGTCTCTTCACCCCAGCTTGAATGATAAGCTTACTGCAATCGAAGCAAGGAGCCAAGGTGACATATAGAGTGCTGTCGCTAGAAGAGTTTGTCGATCTAGCGAGTTTAGTGATCGCATTAGATTCTGCATGAAGAACCTCGGGCTTAGTATACATCTCATCGACATGGGAGTAGTACTCACAGGCATTATCAAACCCTGTGGGAGTACCATTGTACCCCTCCGATATAATCTGCGTGTCTTTAACAATGAGACATCCAACCTTTTTTCTTTCTGCATAAGATAGTTTTGATAGCTCCTCAGCCATCCTCATATAAGTTTTATCTAACGATTTCTGAGAAGCCATAGTTTTAATTACTGGTTGGGCCAGTTGTCCCAAGTGTTGATGTCCCATTGACCATAATCCATAAGGCTTCCATCATCCCAACGGTTTCCATTAACCTGAATCAGAGGATCGTAGTCCCAAGAAAAGGGACCAAAGCGGTAATCATGGGTAAAGGTGTTGTAGTTCACACGGCACAGGGTAGGAGCTTGCCAAGGGGAACCGTTCTTGTGAGTAAGGAAGATGGAATAGTTTCCACCATCAAAGAGATTGCGGAAGATGAAAATGCGTGAGATATCAGCGTTTCCATCATGAATCATAATTCCAGCGTTTGACCCCCAAGGACCGCTATCCGCATGGCTGATGGGGATGTCGAAGTGATTGTAAGCAATTAAAACATTAGAGCCTCCAACCAGTTGAAGACCATCTGCATGAGAACCAGGAATTAAACCAAGACGAGCAGTATGGTTTCCAATAAAGCGGGCATTGCCTCTAGTACTACATTTCATAGCATCAGAGCCCACATCTTGGATATCATTAAAGAAGACATTAGCATGGTGGACATAGATTCCAGTAGTTCCACCCCGAACAGTACAGTTCTCAATCAAGAGATTAGTTGAGCGGGGATCTCCATTAGCGTCATAATACACATTGGAGATGCCGTAAAATCCATCGGAACCATCCCAAGCCATATCAATAGTACAGTTTCGGATAACGACATCGTGAGCTTTCACAGAGAGTTGACTCGTAAAAGTTTGTCCGTCAATGATAGTACCGTCTACGGTAATAACATCAGCGATTGCTGGCGCGGTAGCACCTAGCAGTAAGAGGGTAGTTAAAATAATTTTATTCATATCGTATTATAGTCTTGTTTTGGTACGCCCTTCAGGACTTGAACCTGAAACCTACAAATTAGAAGTTTGTTGCTCTATCCAGTTGAGCTAAGGGCGCAATGGTAGGACGAGCGGGATTCGAACCCGCACTTGTCAGATTTTAAGTCTGATGCCTCTACCGATTGGGCTACCGTCCCGCATTACTTAATGCCTCAGTCAACAAGGAGTTCAGGAGTTTTAGATTCTTCTTTACTCAAGCCAAGAAGTTCTTTCAACTCCGTAATAGCTGTATCCATCTCCTCTTTCTGCTCAAGCATTTTCCCCATCTGGTCTTCCATCTGGGTAATCCCAGATTCAACCTGACTAAGACCCTGCTCTGCTCCTTCTAACATCCGTGCCAAATACTTTTCATTGATTTCATTCATAATAGTTTCCTTTTTTTTCGTTTCTGTGTGGTAGGGCGAGAAGGAATTGCACCTTCTATCGCTGACATATAAGATCAGAGCATTTACTAAGTATGCTACCGCCCCATACGGAGTATTATAGCGGAGTAGAACTAGTTCTCAAGAAGAAGATACATTATATTTTTTAGTATCTATGATCTTGACCTCGCCCTTGACAATCCTAGACATAAAGTAGTCTCCGTCCTTCTTAGGAACTAATCTATTCAGAACAGCATCGGCAATCTTATCAGTAATATTATTCTTGATAAACCTTGCAATGTTTCTGGCTCCGTACTCAGCGGAGTAACCCTTCTCTACTACGAAATCGACAAGCGGCTTCGTTACTTTGATGGGTAACATACCTAGTTGGATCTCAGCAATCTTCTTAACCTCTACTTTATTAAGAGAGGAGAACAAAACGATCTCATCAATTCGGTTCAGAAACTCAGGATTAAAGTGTTTTTTAACTGACTCTGTGATAATAGTGTCTGTAATATCCTGCGTGATCTCTGGCGACTTAGCGAAACCTACGGGGTTCCTGTTAATCTCTCCCACTCCTTGATTGGAGGTGAAGATGAAGATTGATTCTGAGAAGTCTAAGATCTGTCCCATATTATCTGTGCAAGTGCCATCGTCTAGCAGGGACAGGAGGAAGTCGTACAGCTTGTGGTGGGCCTTCTCAATCTCATCGAACAAGAACACCCATCTATTGGACTGCTCTGCTTTCTCGGCTAGGAGGCTCTTCTCCGTGTGTCCTACATAGCCTGGGGGAGAACCAATCAGCTTGGCATACTCATGTCCCCCTGCATACTCAGCACAGTTGATCTTATAGAAATTACCACTAAACTTCTCTCCAAGCAGCTTACCTACTTGTGTCTTGCCAACTCCTGTAGGGCCAACAAACAAAAAGGATGAGTGCCCAGCTAAACCAGAAGCCATAAGTTTAAGAGACTTCACCACCGAGTCCAAAGCATTTCTTTGTCCAATGATATTCTCTTTGAGATAGTCCTCTAGTTCCCTAATCTGCTCAATAGAAGTTATGGTGACACTAGAGCCCTCTTCATGCTTTAGGTTGATCTGATCTTTGAGATGCTTTATAAATCTCTTTTGAACACCCGCCATGAAGGTGTCTGTATTCAAATCTGTGCAAATGAATTCCAGGGTGAAGGGAGGATATAACTCTGTGATAGCGTTATATGCGGCATCAACAGCATCTATCAATTCTTGAACATCATCAGTTCCTAGCATATCAAAGAAGGCATCAGCATCAATCAAAAACTTCTTAACGATAAAGCTTTTGTAATCCTCCACCTTAATAGGCTTCACTTCTTTGAGAATTTTGTTTCTAAGGGAAGTATAAAGTTTCTGCTCCTCGGCTAAAGAGTACCCTTTTACAAAGAGTACTAGGTTTAGTTCGGAACATACAACACGATAGGTTTTTTGCTTACTCATTTAGTAGGTTATCTAACTCGTTAAATACCGAGTTACCTGCACCTTTCGATGCTTTAGTTTTTGGGTCTGAAGTCGTTTCTTCCATCTTGATTACAAGATTGAGAATTTTTACCACATTGTTTTTAGATGCCTGGGCAACCTTGAGTGCGTCAACCATTAAGGTCTTAGCAGCAGCATCTTGTGGGTTTTCGTCTACCATAGCTCTAAAGAATCTATGGGCTTCTAAGGCTAAGGTTCTATCCTCTCCAGCCTCGTCAATAAGTTTTTTTGCAATCCTCTGGACCCTAGCGGGGCCAAGAATCGAATTTTTGGGAATGTAAGTTGTGGGCATAATTGTTCTCCTCTTTAGTATCTAGGGCATTTGAGATCTTTTTTTGAACATACCATGTCACTAAATCGTCCCACTCCCCATAAGTGAAGGGATATCCAAAGGGCTTCCACGACATTTCTAGGTCACTTATCATCAGGATCCCCTAGAATTTCAATATGGGCGATATGAGCTTCTTTTAACGCAATACCTAGAGGAAGATCGAAAGAGGTTTTAGTTTCCCTAATTCCTTGAATGATATCAAGCTTCTGTGGATATTCCATCTCTAACTCAAGGTGAACCTTAACAGTTCTAGTAATTAAGTCTCTACGGCGATTCTTTGCCGTAAAATCCATCTTCACTCTATCTTCTGATTTTTTCTCTCCCCAAATCCAACTCATTTTATTGTTCCTGTATAATGTATAACAAGGGCGTATCTAGTGCCCTCTGTGACTGGTGCTATCTTATGTTGCGTAAACCCATCCCAAGAAAGGGAAGAACCTCGCTCACGCTCTATTATAGTGGGTTGGGCCTTAGAGTCGAATAGAATCGTCTCACCTCCTCGGAAAGTATCATTAAGCAGGAGACAAGTGGTTGCGACTATAGGAGGGCGAATACCATTAGGGCCAGAGTCCCAGTCACAATGAGGATAAAAATGTCCTCCCTCTTCGTACTTAAGAATCCAAAAACCATGATGCCCTGTAACTATATCACAGACATTATTTCCAAAGTTCCAGTTTGCGTGTCTTAAAAAGCTCTCACCAATACCGAATAGGTCTGCTAGTACCTCTGTAACTCTCTCATCATTAGGAGAACGGACTTTAGAAAAAGGGTTAGCAATCTGATACTCTAAGCATTCAGGATTATTAGACCAATCAGATCGTTTCCCTCTCTCATCAACTAAAGCTATTAGTTTATCTGACAACTCATCAGAAATAACTTTTTTAGCCGTAATATAAGTTGCCCCTGAGTTGTGTGTTTTAACGCTTTCCATTTGTAAATTTCTCAAACCCAGTATCATCGAGTTCGTACCACTCGTCTAAATCCTCTGGGCTATCCTTTGAACTATCATAGGATGCGTTATCGTAGGCTTTACGGATTTTTCGGTTATTCTTTTTGTTTTTCTTAAACAGTTCTTTCTTAGAACCTGCACCATCTGAATATTTTTCTTTCATGAGAAAATGCCGTAAATATCTTCGTCATCATCACCATCATCATCAAAGTTATTCACTTCAAAGACACGGCCCACTTGTGCAAATGCTTGAGCCACTTCACCTTTTACTGGAAAGGATAGGGAGACACACTCAAGGTCAGCATCCCAATACATCTTGGCACAGGTGGAGTCTTCTTCCATCATATCATAAACTAGGTTGTATAAGCAACAGTTCTTGTAGTAATTTAAAAATTCTGTATCAGTAGCGTTGAACTTTATTTCTTTCCTGGGTCTATTCATGTAAAATCCCATCTGTGAGACTGTAACATATAGTCCGTTCTCGTCTACTAGGAAGGGCTCTCTATGATCGTAATCTTTTTTTCGCATAATAAGGTATAGCGAGGAAGAGGAGATTAGGGGATAACCCCCCCTCCCTCTAAGGATTAGTTGAGAGCTACGCTCTCACTATATGTAGAGGCCAAGTCCCAAAGCTGAGAGTTCAAATTCACATCTTTTTGAATATTAGAGATTGGCCGCACCATTCTATTTGTCATACCGTTGCGGAAGCCTCCTCGCAGGAGGTTTTCTTGTGCTACATTGAATGTAGTCCAAAGATCAGTTTTTTGATCTTCTACTCGCCTAGGGGTAGCAATGTCAGTAACAATTCCCTCATCAGGCGCATCGAAGCGAAGTCTAGCAGCATCAGTAAAGAAGTCTTTACGACTGCGTTGAGTCATTTCAGTCTCTTGCCAGCTATCAATCTTGCTTGCAATTCGGGACGAGTCCAGAATAAGTTGCTTAGAGGCTTTTACAACCTGCTCAGGCTTAAATCCGATGTGGCGAATATGAACCTTACCGAAGTCCGATTCAGAGATCACCATTCCGTTAGAGCAAACCATGCGGAAGATTCCACCTTGGAGAGTATACCCACCAAGACCATTGTGTGCATTAATAAGCAGCATCTCAGGGAAAGAGTCTCCCACACCAAAAGACTGCATATCCATGTCTTCATGGCGAAGACGGATAATATGCTTGGCGTGATCCTGACTCCACTTCCTAGCTTGGACCTGTTGGGCCTTCCAAGCAGTCCAGCCCTCGTCCTGAAGGATCTCAAGGATATCAGTAGTGGGGAGGAAGGTGTAGCGTCCAGAGACTTTACCCTCCTCTGGTGCTGTTGCAAAAGCGGCAGGGGCGTAAGTTCGTAGTAGTTCTTCGTTTTTAATTACCATCAGTTTGTACCTCCTAAGTACATTTCAGAAAAAGCTTGTTCACGGGTGAGTTCACGGGACTTCTGCTCTTTGGTCATGCGGAATCGCTTACCAGTCTGGGCAGTATAGTCCTCAATGGACTCGTAAAGGTTGGGGAAATGATCCCTGCTGGGATCGGGTTTAATAGTTTCAGTTTGCATAATAGGTTTCCTTATTTTAGGGCTAGAGACTTTGCGGCCATACACCCCATCAAAAGCTCCATTGATTAGGCTAGATAGTTCTTCGTAAAATTTGTCATCAATCATGGTGGACTCCTTTGGTCTCCCTCTATTATACCCCCTCGCAGATTATTTACAAGCCTAAATCCCGAATAATTTGCGAATATCGGCAAAACCCTGCTCCTCTGGGTCCACAAGCTGGGCTTGGAACTCTTTTGATTGAAATTTTTTCTCCTTACCTACTACAGTATACCATGCGCCACTCCTAGTAACGAGCCCCTCACCCTCTAACTGCTTCAAGACCCCACCATAGGGGTTCAGCCCATCAGCCCACATCAACTCAAACTCGCACTCTCCGAAGGGGATGGAGCATTTGTTTTTTGTGTTACGCACCTTGCCTTGAATCCCGATAACATTCTTATGCTCGTTCTTAATGAGGTCGCTGGTTTTATTAGAGATACACTTTAAATTTACGCCCAAGTAGTACTCTAATGATTTTCCACCTGCTGCTGCGGTATCAGGCGAACCATACATTACACCAATTTTATTTCTAATTTGGTTAATAATAACTAAAGCAACTTTATGCTTCCTCATCAAGGGGTTCATCTTACGCAAACAAGCACCAGTAGACTTAGCTCTAATGGCTCCCTGCATATTGTTACCCTCATAGTTATCTGCTTCGTACTCTGCTTTTGAGGGAGACACAGCAATACTATCGTAGGCAACTACAATAGGGGTATCCTTATCTGTCTCCCTAATGGCGAGTACTGTGTCTTCGATAACTTGGAAGCACTCCTCCAATGTTTCAGGAGTGGAGTAGATCAGCTTCTTGGGATCAATTCCAAGATGCGTAGCGAACTCAGGATTGTACGCATTCTCTGAATCAACAAGCATGGTGTAATGTCCTGCTGCTTGTGCTTCCTTCAGAATGTGTGTGGCAAACACAGTCTTAGCTGTGCTGGACTCCCCAATAAATTGAGTGATCATTCCAATTGGAATGCCCTTAGTGAAATCACCTGAAATGATTTTGTTTAGTGCATAGCTGCCTGTAGAAACAAAGCCCATGTTGGGCACCTGTTCTGACAACAATCCTGCGTTTTTAAGTCTCTTTAATACTGTGTTATCCATACACTATTATAGTTGTTGACTTTTTGGTAGTGCGTTAATCCTTGACTTTTTGGTTGTTAATGCCAGCCTGGATTGTGGACTCCACCACCCTCAATTTTAAATGATGGTGGGTTGCCTCCCATGTAACGAAACATAGTTGTCTCTTTATCTTGCTCAGGGTCACACTTGGGACAATTCGGAACAGGGGAACTAGCGTTCTCCGTCATTGTTTCAAAGGTTTCAAACCTACCTGAGCAGTCCGTACATTCGTATTCGTATAGAGGCATCAGCGATTATCTCCTGATCCTTGTAACTCTCCGCGCTCTTGTCTACTTTTAAGCTTCTCTAAGTTATCTTCAACTATGGTAGAAAGAGACACATCAAGTTCAGAAGCTAAGGCAGAGATATACCAGAGAACATCCCCAAGCTCCTTACTAAGCTCTACAGCATCTTCTTTAGTTACAACCCCCATCTTGTCTCGCATGATCTTCTTGATCTTCTCACAGACCTCTCCTGCTTCTCCTGCAAGACCTAAGGCTGGGTAGTAGAGATTGTCTCCCTTATCAGGGTATATTGCTGTCTCTTGTGATTTATACTGGTACACATCAAAATGGTAATATTCGCTCATGGTATATTATAGTCTAGCTGCTACCATCTCTTCAATCATACCTTGGAAAGTATACTCAGGTTCCCACCCCAAAACTCTGCGAAGTTTAGAGGAGTCTCCTTTAAGGTCATGAAGCTCAGTAGGTCTAAAGTACTTCCTATCAATAGTTACATGGTCCTGATAATCCAACTCTACTTGTCCAAAGACTTCAGCGCATAACTCTTTAATAGAGTGGGATTCTCCCATAGCACATACAAAATCATCAGGCTCATCATGCTGTAGCATCATCCACATAGCTCTAACATAATCCTTAGCATGGCCCCAGTCTCTAGTAGCGTTTAGATTACCTAGGGCTAACTCCAACTGCTTACCTTTACGAATTTTAACTGCACCATCTACTACCTTGTTGGTAACAAAGTTTAATCCTCTCCTCGGAGACTCATGGTTAAACAGAATACCATTAGAAACAAACATATCATAGGAAGTGCGGTAAGTTCTACACAGGTTAAAAGCATACAGTTTGGCACAACCATACGGACTCACAGGGCGCATGAGAGTATCCTCTCTCCTATACCCATCAGCATCACACTCATTACCGTACATCTCAGAGGAGCCAGCCTGATACATCCTAGCGTCAGGACACATCAGCCTCATAGCTTCTAATAGATTAAGAACACCTACTGCGTCTGTATGCGTAGTGAATGCTGGTTGATCAAAGCTAATCCTAACATGGGACTGGGCTGCTAGGTTATAAATCTCATCAGGATTAACATCCTTTAAGATATGAAGTAAGGAGGGTAGGTCCGTCATGTCCCCATACACTAGATTAAGATCATCTAAGATACCTATTGCCTCTAGCCTACTGGTTTGATTCTCGGGGACGGAGTGCCTACGCAAAAGACCCCAGACTTCATATCCCTTACTCAGTAGTAGTTCCGCTAAGTAAGATCCATCCTGCCCACTAATCCCTGTTATTAGTGCTTTTTTCATTTTCTACAACTCTCATAGTTCTCTACAAACCAATCAACAGTTTGCTTGATTCCCTCCCTAAAGGGCGTGAACTTATACTTAGGAAGGAAGTTTCTTAACCTTCGGTTGGAAGTAGGCTTTTTATACTGACCGTCAGGCTTAGTACTATCAAAGATAAGCTTCCCCTCAAACCCCATAACATCAGCAATAGTCTCAACTGCTTCCCTAATACTAATCTCCTCACTAGTGGAGAGGATCACAGGTTCTTTGTCCTCATAACCCTCAAGGATTAGTTTCGTAATCTCTCCTACATCCTTTGAGAAGATAAACTCACGAAGGGGCTCACCACTACCCCATACAACTAAATCTGTGTTGTCCCTCTTTGCTAGGTAACATTTGTGAATCAATGCAGGGAGGACATGACTATTCTCTAAGTTAAAGTTATCATTGGGGCCATAAATATTAGTAGGAATGACACAAGTATAGTTTAAACCATACTGGGTTGCAATGGCCCTACTGTGAACCTCTAGCATTCTTTTTGCATGAGCATAACCGAAATTAGAATCATGAGGTTTCCCGTTATGAAGTTGATCTTCAGTAAGGGGGTATTGTGCGGAGGCTGGGAAGATGCAGGTAGACAGGAATGATACAACTTTCTTCACTCCTGTTCTTCTAGCCGCTTCAAGTACATTAGTGTTAATCATAACATTGTCACGATAGAACTCAGCCATGTGATTCATGTTAGCACCTAACCCACCAACTTTAGCAGCAGTATGAATTACTGCGTCTGGTTGGAAGTCCTCAAAATAGTAATAGGTAGCATCCCAATTTCTTAGATCTACCTGATATCTATTAGATATTACTAGGTCTGCGTTAATGGTTGATCCCACTAAACCACCTGCTCCTGTTAATAATGTTTTCATTTTGATTCGCTTATCTCCTTGGAGTATGTGTAGATGTGTAATTGCTCTCCCTCTAAATAAACGCTGTCTTTTACTTTAGGATAAAGCCTTTTTAACCAGTCGATATCCTCCCCAACATGGGATCCTGGCATAAATACACCAAAGCGGAAGTGTTCAGACTTTGCTAACTCGGACCTCCAAACACACCAATGGTAGGGGGGTCGAAGAATATCTTTATATGCTCCTGTAGTTGGATCAAGAATAGCGTCTTGGTGAGGGTTTCCCATCTTTGCAAAAACTTTAGCTGGAATACCATCAAGGTAACATTGTTGGTCGAAAGATATGACATCCACCATCGGGTTTTTTTCTATGGCATCTGTGATCTTTTCAATATAGGAATTAGCCACATCATCATCATCATCTATCCAAGTTAAATGTGTCCCTCTAGCTAAAGCTAACATAGCATTTCTCTTATCAGAAACATTGTACGACTTGTTATCCATTAAGGATAGTATCTCTACATCCTGCCTGTTCCCAATTTGCTTCTCTAAATTAGACATTAGCTTTTCCAAAAATCTAATTCTACTAGGTATAGATAAAATCAGGATGCTTAGTTTGATGTTTTGTTTTGCCATATTAGTTCCGAAATATTAACTGCATTATTTTGTCTCAACCTATCCAATGTTTCAGATAGCTTCTCAGTGAAAAGTTTAGCTCTGTAGCTTTGGTAATTCCTCTCTACATCAAGAACAACCTCATTCATATCCTCAAGGCTTGACCAAACAATACTATCTGAATAAGGGATATGTTCTTTTAACGGAGAGTCCTCAGAAACCACAACCACACCCTGGGATAATGCAGGTAATACCCTTAATTCCTCAAAGGTGTGGTGATGATCGGTCTGGTGGATATTAACCATGATTGCTTTATTATAGTATAGCTCGGCCAATTTAGCAGGACAAAACACTCCAGAGATATTTTCTATCCCTGTAGATTTGTGAAACACCTCTCTCCTAAAGCTACTTCCTAAAGAGAAGAGCGTAAATACTCCTGATCTTTCATTATTTTCTAATCTATCTGTCTCGTAAATAAGAGGGGCGATATATCTACATTTTTTTGCGAACTGAGCAATTTCCTCATTAGAGCAGGTATGCATATTAATAATGTTTGGGATGCTATATTCAATTACCCCATCTAAACTTTTATAATAATCAAACTTGTCTATCCTCACAAGATAAGTTTCTTTATCATCCTTGGTTAGAGTACTACCCATAATAGGTTCAGAAACCGATCTACCTCCTGACTTGACTAGGGTATGTTCTGGTTGAATATCTAATCTAACCACAGGATTGTTATTGTCAAAAGTATAGTGATAGGGTCCTATAATTATATTAATCTTATTGGAACACTCTTTCATAGCCTCTACTAAGAGTCTACAGCAATATAAATAGTACTCCCCCGTATAAACCCCTGGAGTATTTTCATAACATAAGGTGCTTCCATTACAAATTATTGTGTGTAACATTTTTCAAAAATCTCAGGGGCGCAATGAGGTTCCATATATGGATGTTGACCCTGAATTATCTCCCTACTCTCTTTAAAAAGAATATCCTTTCTTTCATACTGTTGGTTTACCCAAAACTCATTAGAGCATAGTCGCTCTATGAAAGTGAATCCATTAGTACTAAGAATATCCCTACACGCTGAGTCCTTCTCTAAATTAGTCCCGTCTAGCTCTACGCAAATAATATACACTGGAATATCCCAATTCATGGACTCTAACACCTCTTGCTCTCCTCCCTCAACATCCAAAAAAAACATATCTAAGTATTTACAGGAAGCATCTTCTAATATGGAGGAGAGCGTTGTACTAGGAACTTCATACTTCTGGGAAGTACTATGATTGGCCTTTAGCATAGTATCCGATATTGTTTCTGCGACTCCAGCGGTGGGCTCATCTCCAAGAAATTCTACTGTTCCTATAGTTTTTTTAACTGCCATATTATAGCACTTATTTTTTGGCCTGTGATAAGATAAATGTTTAAAAATTTTAGGGATGGGTTCAATCAAAATACCTCTAAAGGTTAACTCATCCTCAAAAAACTTCGTATTAGAATATACATTACCATCCCAAGCCCCCAACTCTAAGTAAGTTCCATCCGAACGATGTTGATTTATCAGATTTTTGAAGATGTAAAAATCTTCCCCCTGCTGACTATAGAATGTTCTCAAAATGCTCTCTCCCAAAAGTTGTAAGTTTTGTAATCATCAGGGGTTCCCCAACAAGCGTAATGGTCTGCCTCAAACACTTTAACCTTGTAGTTACTTTTTACAAGTTGATGAGCAACGCTATCCATACAAAGCTCTCCTGTTGGTCTTATATTCTGATCACGATTTTTAGAAAGACCTTCTAGAAGATACTTAGCTTTTCTAAAATACATGATCCCAATACTTACGGGGGTGGTTTTTAAATCACTATCAGGTTTCTCCTTGTAAACCATATCGAGTAAGTAGTTATCCTCATCAACATATGCCCAAGTATACATGGCTGGATTTACCTCGGTTGATTGGCTACCTCTAATGACCCAAAAGATAACATCATTATCTTCATCAGCAATCATCCTCAAAAATCTCTCCTCATCGTAGGAAACCCCATTATCACAGGGAGAAATCATAATGGGTGTGTCCTCGTCAATAAGATCAATCCCTAACTCGCAAGACTCCGCAAATCCCTCAGTAACAAAATCAATACTTCTAACCTTTGCTTTGGGATAATAACTCTTAATTAACTCATCAGCATTATGTTCTTTTGAACAGATAAAAACATTATTAGTATGCTTCGGTAAGCAGTCTACAACTCCAGCAAACATAGGTGAATCACCAATAGGGAGTAGGGGTTTAGGTAGTTCATATCCTTCCTTGGCAAACCTACTCCCCTTACCACACATGGGAACAATTACCGTGAAGTCTTGCTCTGATGCCTTATCAACCGACTTTTGATTGAAGTAGTTTAACCATTGCTTATAAATTTCTAAGTCTTCTGGTGTAGCCCACAACAACATCTTATCAACCTCATGAATATACACACTCAAACTGTCTTTCACTAACAGGTTGTATGCTAAGGCAAGGAATCCATTCTGGTCTGGAGCTTGGGTAGCAGCCTCCATGTATTTTTTTAGAATGCTTCCAGTTTTAAAGTAGAATACATCGCTAGAAACAAACTCGGACTTCCTGCTTTCTGTAAAGGGCTCTTTGTCTTGTACTTCCAGCAGTTTATTGTTCTCTTGTAATAAAAAAGTGTATAGATTAGTTGTCCCTAACATATGGGGATGGAACTCTCTATAGCCAGTCATAGCACCATCAAAGTTCCCACTCCTAATCTTTTCTAAAAAGGAACTACACTCCCAGACCATACCATGATCACAATAACTAATTATAATCTCCTTATCATCTGATATGTATTCGGAAGCTTGTAGCACCGTGTCCATAGGACCACCGCTACTTTCTTTTATCTTAACTACTTTACCACCCAAGGAATGTAATGTATCGTATGTTTTTTGATCTTGCACATCATCCTCTTTACAAATAAATAATATATCAGTAACTCCAGGGAACTGATCAACAACATGTTGAATCATAGGCTTTCCATCTATGTCAATCAACCACTTTGGGCTGGCGTAGCCAGCGTCTGTAAACATTTCACTACTTCCCGCCATAGGGATAACTAATTGGATATTCTTCATAATAATTCTAGGGGGTAATCTGTGCAGATGGCGAAGGCTGCGTCCTTAAACTTATAACTGTGTATATCTTCAAGACCTAATAAAGGAACCACACAGTTTTGTGGTGGTTTTACAATTACATCATTTACCCATATGTGTCCTTGGCTCATGAAGCAGTATGGGTCAATGTCACTACAAAAACACCTGAACTCCTTGGCTAAGTGATGCGCTGCCTCTAAGTTCTTACAATGAACCCATAAATGATCTTTTCGGTCCAGCAGCCACTCTTTAGAGATTGTGTATTCAGGACCATCATGACCTAAAAAAAGGCCTTGAAGCCACCATACATCTACTTCGACATCAAAACCTTGTGCAAGCGCACTATTAATGTACTCTGGGCAGTTTTCTTTCTCAGGAATAGGTCCCTCAATATTTCCTCTGTGTGATATTATTCTCATAGCCTCTAAATGGTTAGGGTTGTAAGGTCAGGGTCTAAATGGTAGTGAATAGTAGCATTCTTAAATGTATGAGGTAAGATGCCTCTGGAGACTGCGTTATCATACTCATACCTAAAGGAACTTCCGAAGACCAGCACATCAATCTTAGTACATGTATCCGATACATAGACAAAGTTCTTCATAAAGGTAGTTCCCCAAGAGAAAAGAACTCTAGTTGCATTGCTTAAGTAGTTTATTACCTTAAGCTCTCCCACCTCTTTAGGTTCCACTAGCCAATACCCCATGCTGTGCGAGAACGCCTTAGCTACCTCATATTCTATAGCACCCATATTGGAAGTTACCCCAGACCCAAAATGCTTTAGGATTGATATATTATCTAAAGAAGTAGGCTTCTCTTCTTTAAGGTAATCAGAAACAAAATCTGAAATGGAGTCTCTGATAGTCTCATCCTCGAAATAGCTGTGGAGGGTGTTGGGGATCAAGGTTACAGATTTAAACTGGTATAGCACCTCTGGGTCCGCATAAAGTATGTCAGACTCATTCAGTTTTTTCTCAGATACTAAATGGTTTATGATCTCAAGGATACCAGCCTGTGTATTCTTATACAGGAGGAGTTTTTTACCTTGAAGTAATACTTTGTTATCAAAGTAATTTAGAAGGATTGATAAGATTCCAACATAGGCATGTACTCCTGTGGGGAATGCAGTTATAATAGGGATTACATCTTCTTCTACTACTACTTGCTGTGTATAACTTACTACAGGAACATCAAGGTTCCCAGAGATTAGGTAAGCATTATCATTAGATTCTTTAATGAAAAGCCTGTTACTTTCGAAGGCACATCCTCCACCATTATGGACAATGTAAAAAGCATGAGGGTAGGTGTTAATAGAAAAAGTATCTAGTTTATACATATCTAAATATGGTTACTTCATAGAACTTAGGATCAACGATATACCTACCCAACTCAACAAAGCTAAGGTCATGGGTTTTTTCAATCTCTGCGTGAGCCTTAGCCTCTCCAATTTCATATTCACCACAGTCAGCTTCAAGATAGCAGCCCCAATCATCATAAACTACCAAAGCTCCTTTGGCTAGAAGATCATGCTTGATAAGCCATTCCCATACTGTCTTAGTGGAAGAGTAGGTATCACAATCCATATGGATAAGACCTACCTTCTTCCCCTCAAGCAAAGCAACAGCATCATCAGTAAGAGAGTCCTCATAGAACCCTTCGACAAACTTAACATTACGGCCCTGGGTAAGGTGAGTAGGGATCACACCTCCAGTACTAAACTCTCCCGTATGCCAGATAGAGTTCTCGTCCTCAGTCTCTTCTGGGAGCCCTTGGAAGGAGTCAAACCCAAGGAAGTGTTCAGGTACTTCATTCTTGGAGTACGCTTCTAGCCACATAGCCATAGAGGTCCCACGACATACCCCAAACTCAAGGAAGACTTTATCAACTAGAAATGCTTTATTCTTTTCAACCAAGGCATCTCTATTCTCTCTGTGAATATCATCGTAGCTCATTTATAATTCCTCAATCCTTATACTTCTATCTTCTACGAACTGATCGTAGTATGGTTTATCACACCGTACCTCATGGAACTTTACTCCCCACCCAGACAATTGGTTTTTTGTAAATTCTGTCCAGTCTATCCCACTCCTACTCCCCCTCGCTGTCCAGAAGATAATAGTATTTCCTTCATCATATAGCTTATTAACTTTTGCTATATTCTCTGAACTAGGGATAGCTGTGTTATAATCCTTCTTGCCGTCTAAAGCAATTTCTTCCTCATAGAAACAAATCGTCTCATCAATGTCAACATATATAATCATACTAATTTTCTCCTATATTTCTCATCTTCGTGATCCATAATGCTCCTCACTTCTTTATCCGTGAGAAAATCAACCGAGTGCAGGGATTTAGATCCTATAAATATCTCCGCTGCTTTCTCACATACCTCTGTTATTATGATAGCTTCCTTGGCTGTATTTGCACAGCAAATTATCCCATGATTTTTTAATAATAATAGCTTTGGAAACTCTCCACGAAGAATCATATATTCTCCAACCGCATCCTGTATTTCTTGTGTTAGTTCCAGTCCAGGGGTAGCGTAGGGAACCACACACGCTTCCTCCCCGTTAAACACTACCTGATCAGGAAATAACCGCTTAGTAGCAAACTCATGTATTAAGTTATCAGTACATAGAATCTTTAGAGTGTTTGTTGGGTGGGTGTGGGCGATTATTTGATAAGTAGAGTTCTTAAATATCCACGAATGAAAGCTCCACTCCATACTAGGTCTATTGACCTCTCCCTCCATAGGATCTCCATCTAAGGTACACGCAACACATGAATCCTCATCCATATATTTTAGAGAAACTCCACTAGCCTTGATCCTAAACCCATCAGCAGTTCGTTTTGAGATATTTCCCTCTGTACCTACGACAAATCTGGACAACTCCTCACCTAAATTTTTTAGTTCCCACTTCATATTGCTATCATATCCTGAATACAAAGCATAACATAATCATAGTAATAATTCTTGTCTAATTTCTTATAGTTTTTTATACTAATCTGTGTGTAACCTTCTCTGCTTGAAATAGGATGGTCTGTACTCACTCCAATATCCTTAAACTTTCTAACAATAGTAGTGGTATCATAAGGTTCTTTTATAAATAATTCTAGTCTCCTACCGATACCCTTCACAGAATCAATACGGTCTGTATCTTTCTCATTACAAAAATTAACTATGATGTCCGCCTGTTCAATAAGGGGTTGGAGATACTTTGTATAATCCTCTTTACGGCGAAGTATTTGATCTTTTACTGTTTTAGTGGAGTGTCCTCGTTTACTGGTATCCCTGGAAATCTTCCATTGAGTCTTCAGATCATCAGCAGTGTCCATAAAGATTTTCAAAATAAACATATCCTCAGGACAATAAAAAGTATGAAGGCCACATAGTATAATGTTCTCACAGGATCTTATCTCTTTAGCCTCTGTAAACTTCCCCGTTTTATGGTCGTAGTCTCTACAGAAAATGTCATTTCCTGCTTTCAATTCCACAGCATCATTAATCATCCATGATATATGATTAGCGGAGGTATTCAAATGAGTAAACTTATCCCAATGCGTGTCTCCTCGTTCCCATTTATGATACCTATCACACTCATGGATAGTAGAATTAGTTAGGTAGTTATCGAGGATAGCAGCCATAGTTGTTTTTCCACTTCCAGAGTCCCCACAAATAGCAAACATTCTAGGCATGAATTATCCTCTGTAATGATCATTTTTGTTTTCCTTGTGTGGAACAAAAATGATAGGTTGTGCGGTATCTTTATCTACTGTATTCTCATTCTTCTGTTGAACTTTCTTAACAAAGTAAGAGGTTGATGGGGCAAAAACATTAACATTCCAGGTATCGTAATGCCTAACTGGTAGATCTGATTGGTTGCCATCAATATCACCACAATCATTGTGTTCATTTAATTCCCAAAGGATCCTTGCCAAATATCTTTCTCCAGCGCAACTTTCCCAGCGACTAATAACTTTGATTTGGTCTAGGTAGTTGTAAAGTTGTTCAATCTTAGTTTTTTCGACAATAAAGCTACTACACCAACAGAAGTTAACTTTATCCCAACTATCGTTAAGACCAAGTTTTGTCATAACGGGAATCACAACATCAGTAATCTCCCCATCTGCGTACATGGAGTTTATCGGTCTTGCAAAGCACAACTCATCCTTCATAGCTTTGAAGTTGTATTTATTCTTGAGTACAAAATTATCCTGCGTAAATACAAAATATTCATAATCATTATTAAGATTATTATCTAAGATGTACTTTAAACCAACTCGATAAGCCCCTAGTTCAAACTTTGAGTCGCTGTTATTATCCAAAAGAACAACATTCTCTAAGTTTTCAAGCTGGGAAAATATATCATCTTTATACTTTGAATTGTTATCAACAACAACGGTCAACGCTTCTGGATACAACTCTTGGATATTATCAATATAATATTTTAAGTAAGATTCGTATCCTCTGAAATACTTATGTGCAATAATAAAACAGATGTTATTCATAGTTTATCCCTATTTTCCCAGTAGAACGATTCGGTAGTGTGGAGGGGAGGAGTTGGACTATCACACACTACTCTCCTATTCATTATACCGTAGTTCTCTCCGATCCCCTCGTCTATTCTATATTTCTTAGAGAACGCAAAATCAAAATTAAACTGAGAGTACTTTCCGTTTGTTTTTCTCATCCCCTCTAAACAATCCGTATGATCAACATGATTAATTACGCCTGGAAGGTTTATATTAGCTACAATCTGACCCCCTGTTTTGCTTCCTAACCTCCACTCAAAATCCCCATCCTCTTCCCCAATTCCTAAGTACCTCTCATCAAACCAACCTATATCGTTTACAAGCCTCCTATCGAAGAGGGCATGACTCCAACTACCGTTTATCTTAAATAGTTGGGCCTGGGGGATAACACTTTCCAGGGCCTGGAAAAAGGTATCATCCGTTATGGTAATATCATCATTTAATAATAAGACCTGATGATTGCTAGAATCAATTAGCAGGTTATTCCACATCTTAGTAAGACCTCGAAAGGTTGGGTACATAGTGACAAAGGTATTGCTCTTGGTAGAAATGTATTCAAAAAATTCCCTCCTGAAGTCCTCGTCATAACCCTCAGTATTTTCCCCATTAACGCAGACTAATACTTCAATGTCAGGTCTGAGTTCTTTGATTTGATCTAACAATGGTTTAAACCATTTTTCAAACCTATGCTTATAGGTCGTAATCCCTATAGAATATTTCATTTATACATATCCCGCATAAGCGTATCTTGCCTAATATGCTCTGGCATACCAGCAGGGTTGGTGCTGACCCCTTCAGGGTTCCTGTAATAGCTGCCTACAGGTTCAACCACCTTGAAAAACTCTCTACCCTTTTTAGACATTCTCAGCCACATCTCGTAATCACCAGAGATGGAAAAGGAAGGATCAAATAAACCATCTTCAACCAAGCTTGATCTCTTCACCATTGGGAATGGACCTCCTATGCACATTTTCAACAAGGTTTCATGGCTATACTCGGGCCATTGATTTATGCCTGTAATCCTCTGATGATCTGCGTCCTCACAAACAACACAACTTCCGTAAAATATATCCACAGAAGGGTTAACCTTAGCGTAATTTAAGTAAGTTAGCAGACCTGTGGGGTAAAGCCTATCGTCAGTATTCAAATTAAGGATGTATGGAGTCTTTGCTATCTTTATAGCATCATTCCAGGCTTCATAAACGGTAATCCTCTTTTCAGATTCAACAACCGTCTTATTGATCCCTTCCCTGAATTGAACATCCTTTATAGTCTGTAAAGAGCCATCTGTTGAGTTGGCATCTACAAAAATAATATCAAACTCGGCTAAAAGTTGATTATTAATGTTGCGTAAATAGCCATCAATCCATTTAGCGGAATTATAATTCGAACAAATAACTGTTACTGATGCAGTACTTTTTTCCATTTTTCTAAAATCTCCTCTTTTTCCAAAATCTCTTGTCCATTACTGGTCCCATTGAAGGGTATCCCAGAGAGCCTACACTCGGCCTCTACGAGCCCGTAGGTTTCACTAAGGGAGGAATGGTAGACTTCGCTTACTTGCCCGTACAGAGCCTCTCGCTCGTCCTCATGCCCCATCATAACAGCCTTGCCTGATCTCACTAATTTAGCCACTGTCTTATTATAATAGGGAGTATCATTTAGCTCTCCAAAAAGAAGTACTTTCTTGTAACCATCCTTCAACGCTCTTTTGATAGATTTGTGAGTTTGCTTATTATAATCAATGCTGCCTATCACTCCTGCGACCTTATTATTGGGATTCTCCCATTCTACCTTATTGACTGCGGGAGGAATAATTACAGAGGGGTGATCAACCCCCTGCCACTCCTTTTGAAGATTACTTACAAATACGATTAAATCGTACTGCGCCAGAGGAACCTGTTTAAGTGGAAAGACCTCTTTTTCGTGACAATACAGAATATGCTGTTTAACTTTAACTTCATCAGGGACATTAATGTAATGGCTAATCAAAATATCGTCAGGCCCTAAAATGCACTTATCTAAGGAATCTGATTTACACTTATCCAGATGCCAATCGTGAGGGCCATAAAAGGTGCAATCATACCCATTGTCATTTAACAAATTAGTTAGATTTATGTGAGCTACAGTCCCGCCCCCAGGCCGAGTCCACGAACTTACTAGTTTAACCTTGGACTTTGACACTCATCAACTCCTCGTACAAGTTAAGCCTTTGAATAGCAACCTTGTTCATGTCAAAGTTTTCTTCCGTAATCTTGTGAAGGTTCTCACCCATACGCTTCACAAGCCCTGGATCATTAGCGCATTTTGAGAGGATTCGTACCCACTCAGTAATAGGCTTCGTGTGATCAATCAAGAACCCAGTCTCACCATCCACAATCCACTCATCATAACTACCTACATTCGATGCTACCAGAGGGATTTTGTACCTTCCACACTCTGCTACCTTAATCTCTGATTTAGAATCATTAAAAGCATTCATCTCTAGAGGAGCAAGGGCAACATCCATAATCGTGAACATTTGTCCATAACGGTCAGGTTGCTGGGCATAGTGAATATTCCAGTTCTTACCTCCCTTGAATCCTCTAAGGATAATCTCCCTGTACTTTTTCCAGACATCATACTGCCAGTCTCCAGGAGGAGTGTTGGGAGGTGGGTGCCCAAAGAAGTCCCAACAGATATTCTCTCTACCAGCCCTACCATTAACCATGTGAGGAACACCAGAGAAGTACCTCAAGTCCTGCTCATGGTGAATACCTCCTACCCAACCGAAGCGAGTGTACTTCTTCTTGGGTGGGGCCATCTTAGGCATATTCCAACAAGGTAGGTTGTAATCAATGCTATTTTTTACAACCGCAAGCGCATTACCTTGTCCCATAAAAGGTTTAACTCTCTCAGCAAACTTCCTCTGTGTTACTGTAACAAGGTCAGAGTGAGAGTAGATGAACTTAGTGATCTCCTCCAATCCCTTCTCCTTATACACGCTGTAAAGCCTATGCCCCTTATAAATATTGGTCAGTAGATCATCCGTATCATAGTGAACGAACTTGCCGAATTCCTTAGCCTTCCCAACGATCCTTGCCGTGTAGTTTCCCCCGAAGTTGGATAGGTTCTGGGTGAACACGATGTCAGCCCACTTCATATCAGCGAAGTCCCAATCCTGTCTCCACTTACCGTTCTTCTCGTCAATGCCGAGAGGGTTCTTGTTCCACCTGATCTCAACTCTGTCCCCGTAAAGCTCCTCAAGCTTCTTCATAGGGGAAATGATTCTATAATATGCACAGCCACCCTCGTTAGCGGGGACACAAAGTATTTTTAATTTGTTACTCATGGTATAAAAATAGGAAGACACCCAAGATAGATGCCTTCCTATAATAGTCTAATAATTAAATTGTCAAGCTTCTTCTTCTTCTTCCCACTCTTCCTCTTCAACAAACGCTGCTTCCGAAGTAGCAGACGAGTGTGTTAGTCCGAGGGCTGAGGCGATGCTGCCAACAGCCCCACCAAAGTCCACATTCTTATCAGTAGGAAGGATGGCCTTAATAGCCTTGCCATAGTGCTTACGCTTGCGTGAGCTAAAGAGAGTAACAATACCCTCCCATGCAGCTAGACCAGGGAGGAAAGCAGTAGCGATCCCGAAACCAGCGTCAATGATACCACCCAAGGCGTTTCCATCAATCTCACCCCCAACAGGGACAAAGGCAGCATTATCTTTAAGTTGATCTTTGTTTGCCAGGACAAGAGTAGTTCCTTCAGGGAACTTTTCTTTGATCGAATCAGGAAGTTGGTCGAAGGGGATGATAGCTCCCATTTCGCCTTCCACAAGTTGATCCGTTGTCGTAAATACAGTACCTTCTCCGAAGAATCCTTCAAGAGCGGCGCAGGAACCCAAGCCCATGCCAAGTGCTGTAGTAAGTAAGAGGGTTAGAATAATATTTTTCATAGTTAATTAACTTTGCAGTTTATTGAGGTAATCATTGTCGGGGACATTTACTGCCTCGTTTTGTGAAGTACCTTGAACAGTACCTTGTACCGCAGTACTAGTTAGTAGAGCCGCAGCATTTTTAACATCTTCATAATCTTCAAGCTTAACAAGCTCATGGATGTTATGAAGCGTATCCATACTCGTTGCAATTTCGGACTTACTTCCGAGAGGGGAAGACTTGGGACGAGGGGCAGACTGGTCATACTTGGGCCATTGTCCTTCCATCTCTTTCACGATCTTGAAATCGTGACCAGCTTCGATATCAGTAATATCACCGAAGTCCTCATCAAGCATTGCACCGATAATCTTCTTGAAAAGAATCACACCGATGGAAAGAATCTTAACCTCACCACTCTCACGATCAAGAATGTTCATGTAGTAACGGGCACGGGGCTTGATCTGGCGAGCAAGATCCTCGTCCTCCTTACGACCCGTTTTCCACAGGGCGTAGTAAAGATCACACATGGGACAACTTTCCCCGTGAATCTTACGACAATGGTGGTTCTTTACATTACCATCAGGGCCAGTAACCCTGTGGATTTTAGTCTCCGCATAGAACTCCTTCTCGTCATCCTTCCAGGGAAGAATCCGAACGGCATTAGTGCCTTCAGGAATTTGGTAGAACTTCTTGAGGAAGTCTGTGTTGTTACCCGATTGGGGGTTGTTAAGTTGTTCGTGCTTCAGACGAAGCGCATTAAGATCAATAGCCATAGTTAGTTTCTCCTTAGTTAGTATTGTATGATAGTAGTATCACTTGTAAAGTTTGGTCTCTTCTCGTTGATTCGCACTTACCTGCTGCAACATATCTTTCTTCTGTTCTAGGGAACGGACCAATCCCTTGAGCATTTCGTATTTAAAAACAGCATCATCTGAACGGTTCTGCAAAGCAGAGTGTGTATCATCGCTAAGAACAATATCGTCAAGGTCTTTAGCGGTCAACTTGCTAGATGATGATGCCTTTGTAGTCTTCCTAAGAGTGGCTGCAAAATGAGAGATGTTTAGATTGCACTCATTCATTTGCCTCTTAGCCATGCTCATCAAACCATGATAGTAGGAGTAAATTGATGCTTGTCGAAACATCTCATCTTCTACCGCTTGGTCATTAAAGCTAACCAAAGCATCGCTGATGTCTTTGTAGTTCTCCCATGTGAAATCATCGAGAGTTTTAATTAGTTCATTCATATTAGTACCCAGTATTTGGGGGTGTAGGTTTACTTGTCTTACTATTAGAGGCGGGTGATCCAGATCCTTTAAGTATATTCGTTAAAAATTTTGGATCTTTAATCTGCTCTGAGCTATTGGGGGTCTTGGGTGGGTTTAAGTCTGGGGTTGGGAAGATACTCTTGTACTCTGCGGGAGTAATTAGGGTATAGGAACCGAACTGATCTAAAGCCACATAATCTCCAGGAGATCCTCTCCTAGCTGTTTTTTTGGGATCAAAAACTCCTTGCTTAACTAAACCAAAAGGGTCGCTCATAAGATAATACGACCGCCCCTCAAAAGTTGCGATTGGATTTACAGGAAGTATAAATCCCCATAACCCATTCTTATAGAGGGACAAAGAGTTTAGGGGTTTGTCCTGTCTAAATAAAATATCATTCAGATGCATGTCTTTCATAAAAAATCTCCTGTATTATTTAGGGCTGTCGAAAATAAACATAAAGAGTTCTTTATTAAGAGTAGCTAATTGCTGAATCATATTTGATGTGATAGTAGTGAGAAATTCATTCCCTATCTGAGGCATCTCATCATCATCCCCTAAGCCATACATCTCATACCCAATGTGACAGATTTCGTGCAGGAGAGTCCCTCTATAGTCTGCCTCGCATTGGTTAGGATCAATAATGAGGAGGGACAGGGGGAATTCCACACACCCATACAGGTTATCCTTCGTTAGCGGTTTCTGTAGAATGGTAAAGGTTTTGATTCCCGTGTGAACCTCTAAAGGGTGTACTGGGTAATCCTTTTTATGAAGTAGGGACATCAGGAATCATCTCCTGCAAATACTGCATCCCCTTCTGTCATGCGAAGGATATTATAATCTACATCCATAGGTACGATGAACCTGGGCCTACCATTCCTAGACTTAATAACATAGGCTCTCATCTTTCCCTCATCAAACTCTTCCTCGGATTGGTTCAGAGACATAGCAAAATCACAGGTTCTAATCTTACCATAGGAGTCTCCAAGTTCTGCATCTGTAATAATCTTCACCATCCTGCCCTGTCTGTTAGTCTGAGTGGCAGTCCAGACTAGGAAGTTGTACTCCATAGCAACCCCCCTAAGCTCCTCTGCGGTCTTCTGTTGAGCGTGATACTCCTGCTGGATGTCCCTAGTCGGACGCAGTAGTTCAAGGTAGTCCACGATTAGGAGGTCAGGCTCAAACTCATCATAATTCTTCAACTGAACCAGTAGGTTACGAATGGTATTAATTGTTGCCTGACCTGTAGGGAACTCCTTAATAACCAATTGGCTACCTGGGAACTCCGTCTGGAACAACTCCAGCCTCTCCTTCACGGTGAGTTGGTTGGAAGGATCCTTCAGCTTAAACTGAGGCACCAAGGTCATAACAGAATCAAACCGCTGGGCGATCTTATCCTCACTCATCTCTAGAGAGATGTACAAGACCTTCCTACCCTCAATCATTGATTGCACTCCTTGATTGACAAGATACAAGGATTTGCCTACCCCAGGAGGGGCAACAACCATTGCCATCTCTTTGGCACCCAAGCCACCTTCCAGGGATTTATTGATTGAGGGCAGGACTGTCTTGTACTTAACCTCATTTTTCTTATTGAAGATGCGATCCCAACGACCAGTAAGATCAGTAAAGTAATCCTGACCCGTATCTACATCCCGATTAATAAGGAGAGCTTTGCGAACCAAGGCTTCCACCTCATCAATCCTGTTCTCCTTAATTAGTGAAATGCTATCAGCAATCGCTGCTTTCATAGCTTCCTTTTTTGCAAACCCCTCTACGAGGTCTAGCATATACTCCGTGTTGCCTACTGTGGAAGTGTCTACATTATTAATGTATGCAAGCTCATCCTCATAGTCGGAGGCATTCTCCCTAGAGCCAAGCTTAGGCTTGATGTCTTGAATGATAAAATCATCAGTCGGGAGCTTACCATACTTCTCATAATGAGCCTTGACATTGCCAAAGATCTTAGCATGGGAAGGGTACTCAAAGTAATCTGGCTGAACCAGATTAATAATTTGTAGATAAAAGTCTTTGTTGGATTTCAAGAGGTAGAGAATGCCTCTTTGAATGTTCTCGCTAAAATCGTAAGCCATATTATGTCGGTTTGTTTTTGTTGGGTTTTGTTATGTCTAGTTTCTCGCTACCTATGTCTTTGTAGCCCATCTTGTTCGCCTTATCATAGGCATCTGCGGTTAGTTTTTTAGCACTTTCTATTTTCTTTCTGGTCTGTGCCTCGCTCACCTTGTTCATCCCTCGGGATTCAGCAAACTTATCCCAGTTAATGTTAGCAGACTTGTAGCGGATAGACTCATCATCCGTAGCTTCCTTAGATTTCTTAATATTTTGGTGGAGCCACCTATTTCCTGAATCTTTATCATATCCATGCTCAAAGTGCTTCTGATACCTGCGCCTTACCGTGTGGAAATCTTGAACCCCAGGGTTATTCTGGTTTCCTGCTCCGTCATCCTTAAAGGATATAGGAACAGACTGTTGGAAATACCTATGGGATAATGCCTTACACTTAGGACATTTAGTTCTATCAGGAGCTTTCCCTACACGACACTCTCTATCCCACCAAATATTACACTCTCTACAAATCCATTCATATGCTGCCATAATTATTCCTCCCAGTTAAGGTCATCTTCCGTAGGTAACTCTTCAAAATCCTCAGGATCCACAATCCCCTCCTTCTAGGGAGCAAGCATCTCCTGCCTGGACACTAACCTCAAGTGCTTCATTAGAGGGGGCTCCCATATACTTTTGAATATTCTCTTCAGATAAGGGAATAACCTTCAAGGGTTCTCCTTCTTTTGCCCCTGCCCTGTAAACAGTAAGTCCTTTAAGATAGGGAGCGTAGTCTAGTGCAGCCTGAGAAAACTCTTCAGGCGTTGAAGTACTTGGTAGATTAATTGTTTTGGAGATGCAGGAGTCGATGAACTTCTGTACCGTAGCCTGTACTTTGATGTGGTCCTCTGGAGGTACATCATAGGCTCCAACGAATGCTGTAAGGGGTTTTCCTTGGTCATAGTATTCTCTAAATAGGGGGTCAACAACTAATTTCTCTTTCCAAATATTGTTATTCCGATAACGCCTGTTATACATAGCAGAGAAAATAGGCTCAATACCTGAACTAACCCCGTGGAGCATTGAAATAGTGCCGCAAGGAGGAATGGTAAGCATAACAGCATTGCGAATCCCGTGTCGTTTGATAAGCATTCTAATACGAGCGGGGAGAGTCTTTGCAAATTCTTCTTCAAGATATTTTTTATAATCAAACTCAGGGAAGGGAGCCTTGTCCCTTGACAGGTATATAGACATCTTGTAAGCTTCATCTCTGAAGGTACTGAATAATCTTTCTAAAAACTCTAAGCAGGACTCACTACCGTACTTTAAACCCAGTTTAATTAACATATAATGTAGTCCAGTCACACCCAAACCGATCCTGCGGGAACGCTCACCCACCAGTTTACACTCCTCCGTAGGGAATGTGTTGATGGTCAGAACATTATCTAGGAACCTAACTCCATTCCTGACAGTCTTTGCCAAGCGTTTCCAATCCAAGTCAGTACCATCATCAAGAACCATATTAGATAGATTAACATTGCCCAAGCAGCAGTTGCCATAAGAAGGAAGGGAAATTTCGCCGCACGGATTCGTTGAATCCAGTTTTTCAAAGTATGAAACATTAGTGTATTTGTTTGCTAGGTCAATATTATATATGCCAGGATCACCTGACTCAACGGAATTTTTCCAAATCAGATCCCATAGTTCTCTAGCTTTAATATCATCACGGCCCACACACACAAATGTATCCTTCCAATCTTCTTTATGGAAGTTATTAGCACGGGCTAAAGCATCCTCCTCATCTTGAGCGATTACAGAGAGGTTAGTCTCCCCATTACGAGTCATGTGATAAGAATGATACTCCTTGTTGTTGAAAGTAAAGTACCAATCTTCCCCAAGCTCAACAGCCTCAAGGAAGCGATTGGTGATAGCTACAGAGATGTTAAAGTTATTTAACTGGCCTTGGTCTAGCTTGACACTAAGGAACTCAAGCAAATCAGGATGAGTGACATTAAGAATGCCCATAAGAGCCGTGCGCCTATTTTTTCCCGCTCGTACATGTTCACCTACCTCATTAATCATTTTAAGTACAGAAACCGATCCTGGGGCTGAAGACTTTACGCTACCAATATCATCACCCTTTGGACGAATCTTGGACACATTAAACCCTACCCCTCCCCCCGCACAAGAAATCTTGTACATATCTTGAACAGTTTTACCAATTGAATCCACGCTGTCTTCAGGTACAATGACATAGCAATTAAGAAGGTTGTGATTACCTCGACTACGGCCAGCACCAAAAATAATCCTACCACCAGGAATAAGATCACCAGATCCGATGGATTCATAAAAAAGTTTTTCAATTTTCTCCTTATCCTCATCGTTCTCAGCCGATGCAACTGTCTTCGCAATCACTTTAGCCCTCTCAGACCATTTTGTTTCACCAGGGTAAGCGTATCGAGTTTCAAAAATTTCCTGTCCGATGCCTTTTAGAGTAGTATTTACCATTTTATTTTCCTGTTAGCCTAGAGAAGCCCTTGGTCTTTATTATAGTGAGGGTCTTTGAGTTATCCATCAGAGATTTGAGATAATTATTATGGGTAATTACGAACAAACTCTTCTCTTTCTTTAATTCAGACAGTAGTATGTAGAGCCCGTCCAGACCTTCTTGGTCAAGATTTTCAGCAACTTCATCGAAAAACATGATGTTTGTTTTCTGATTGTGGGAGATCTTCAAAAGCTCCTGCAACCCAAGCATCACAGACAGGCTAACCTTCCTCTTTTCCCCACCAGACAGGGAGATATAATGGATCCCTTTCTTGTTATGGGTGATGGTTTCCTTCAAACTCTCATCAAACTCAATAAAGAACTTGCCTTGTGATAGGTGGGACAGGTAGAAGTTTACCTTGGAGTTAAAATGGTCAAGCACATTCTTAATAATATACTTAACTATACCTGATTCAGAGAATGCCTTCTCCCAGAAGCGCATAATCTCGTACTTACTATTGTACTCCTGCTTAACATCATGTGCTTCTTGAATCTTAGCTAGGGTGTCCGTCTTAATAGCCTCAAAGGTTTCAGACTCCTTCTTGAGTTGGTTGTACTCAATGATTTGATAGTACTCTCTTGAACTAATAGGTACATCCTTTATCCCTTCTCGGTATCTAACCTTATCAGCTTCCTGCATAGTAACCTGATTTTCACACTCTAGTATCTCAAGCCCAAGCCTCTTAGGGTGGAAGGGTGCATCGACAGACTGACCGCACATATCACAGTAATTATTTTTCTCTGGCTCATGTAACTTAACATTTAGGCGTGAGATCCTATCTTCTAGCACAGCAATCTCCTTATTAGATGCAACTATTTTCCAATCAATGGAAGTGTTATCATTTTCTAACTGTATAACCTCAGAGATAGTTAGTGACAAGGTAGACTCATCATACTTACCCTCTACATTTTTGCGAAGCTCAGATAAGTTGTCCAGTTTTTTATCATAAGACTTGATACTCTTCTGATGCTCCTGAACGATAGCGTCCTGCTTCCTGATGGTCTGGGAGTACTGTGCTTTTAAATACTTAACCGATTCCCTAAGGGAGAACAGATCATCCAGGTTCAAGAAGTTCTTGATGATAGTTCTCTTATCCTCAGGAGTAGCGTTAATGAACTCAATGTTATTCTGCTGTCCGAAGACTGTAGACGCTAGGAACACTTTGTAGTTAGTTTGGAGAAGCTCGTTGATATATGCTTGAGTGTTCAGAGCATTATCCTTAGTGATCTCCTTGTCTCCTTTGTATAGGCGTAGGAATACAGGCTTCTTACCTCTCTCGATTACGAGGTCATCATTGACCGTAATCTTAACACTACAGTCCTTCTTAATATTATTATTAACTAGAGCCTCTTCGGTAGACTTCCTAATAGTCCTACCGAACAAACCCCAAACAACAGCTTCAACTAAAACACTTTTGCCTGAGCCATTGCTTCCACCCGTGTCTTTGTTCTGTCCTTCAATTAATACAATGCCTTTATACTTATCAAAACTTAACTTTACTTTCTTTATAGAGTAAAAGTTATTAATTTCTATCTTGTTGATTTTCATGAATAAGTTTTAATCCAGAAAGGAGATCCTCTTTATTAATCTTTGTTTTACTTGAGTTGATATAGAAATCAATTAGGTCATCGTTGAGGGCAGTTGTAAATACTCTACCATCAGTTTCAAATTCTTCCTTCTCATCTAGTAGAGGCTTGTACTTAACCTCAATAGATCCTACCTTTAGCTTATCGCACAGGTCTGCGATGCGATCTTGGTCTTCGTTGATAGTACTGATATTAATTCTTAGCAATGTAAAGTATGAGTTACCATCGTCATTGATCCAATCAAGGTTGTCCTCTACATTGTCATAGTCTACAACTAAGTGTCTCGGTCCTCCTTTAGCGGGTATTTTCTCCAACCCATGTTCGTCCAGTACCCCGTAGTAGCAATCTTTTCCAGCTTCCCCAAAGTTGGTGGTGTAGGGGGTTCCAAGGACGGAGACTGAACCATTCCTACCTTCTTTGTGAATGTGACCAAGAATTG